TAGGTTGCATTTTAGAAAAGAGAGAGGAATCTAAGAACATTAAAGCTTATATTACGGGTGCAAAGGAAGAACTTGAACAATTCTTAACTGAGAATGATTTAACTGAATATAGTTGCTCTAGAGGTACTGTAAAGATAGCTGACAGCGTAAGACAAGGATTAGAAAAGGAAAAAGTAGAGAGTACAGTTAGTAAGATTAATGCTAAAGAAATTGACCATATAGATATAGCTGAACTTTATAAGGAAATTGATGTTCATTCAATAAGTATTAAAGCAAACAAGGAGGATAAATAATTATGTTAATGCCAAAAGATTTTAATGAAACACAAGGATTTACAGGATTTCAAGCACTAGAAGCAGGTGGACATATCTGCAAAATAATGAAGGTTGAAGAAACTAAGAGTAAAGCAGGAAGAGATATGGTAGTTATCTATTTAGATACAGATAAGACAGATGTACAACCTAATTACTATTCTAATGCCTATAAGAACGATACTAGAGCAGAAAAGAAATGGAACAACAATGCAATAGTAAGACAACTTGTATTAGATGCAGAAGGTGCTACCAATAGAGGATTTAAGACTTTTATAGATATGGTAGAGAAAAGTAATAACGGATTTAAAGTAGCATGGGGAGAACATTTTGCAGATTGCTTTAAAGGAAAATTAGTAGGTGCATTATTTTGTAGAGAAGAATACTTAGATAATGCAGGTGTAAGTAAGTTTGCTACTAAGTTCCAAGTATTTAGAACTGTAGAAGAAATTAAAAAAGGCGTAGATGTACCTAAGGATAAGTTATTAAATCCTAGTGGCATACAAAATGTAGATGATTTAGTAGAAATTGTAGATGATGGAGATATGCCATTCTAGGAGGTAACATTTATGAAATGCTTAAACCAAAAGTGTCCATTAAATAAAGATTGCAAATGTGATAATGATGTAGTTTTAAGTGGAAAAGCACCATGCTTTGGAAAAGATAAAGTGCAAGAAAAGGAAAATAGAATAAAAATGAATAGTACAAATTATCTATTCACAACTTAAAAATATATAGAATAAGAGTATTTAACAACCTAGTTAGATTCTCTTATTCTCAAAAGATAATCAGTTGAGAGGAAATTAACATGATTAAAATAAACAGTATTGAAGAATTGGTGAAACATAGCAATATGTTACCAATAGTTGCTTTAAAAGATATAAATAGTAGGATAACAGATTGGTTATCAAGCGGAGGAAAAGTAACTGACTCTTATATTAAACAACAATTTAGATATGCAGAAAAATTAATAAACATGAGAAGGTGAAGAGTTGAGGGAAGTTTGGAAAGATATAAAAGGTTATGAAGAGCTTTATCAAGTAAGCAATTTAGGTAGAGTTAAAAATATAAAAAGAAATAAAATTTTAAAACCTTTAAAAAGAAAAGGTGGATATGTAAATGTAAATTTATACAATAGAAATTTAAAGATGAAATCTATAACTATTCATAAAATTGTGGCATTGACTTTTATAGCAAATCCTAATAACTATCCTTGCATTAATCACAAAGATGAAAACAAAGAAAATAATAATGTCAACAATTTAGAATGGTGTACAGCTGCTTATAACAATTCTTATGGTAGTAGATTGATAAGAACCAGTAAAACAATGAAAGAAACATTAAATAAAAGACCTGAATTGATTAAGAAAAGGCCTGTTATATGCATTACTACAGGAGAAAAATTTGATAGTGCTAAATCAGCTGCTAAAAAATATCATTTATTTCCTAATAATATAACAATGGTTTGTAAAGGCAATATATATCAAATTAAAGGTTATAGATTTAAATATGTAGAGGTGAATTGATATGGAGTTCAAATTTAAAGATAAAGAGTTAAAAAAAATTCTTGATAATCTAACAATAATCATAGATTCAAGAGAACAAGCAAATCAACATATAATAGATTTTTTTAATAAAAAGAAACATCCTTATGTAATTGAAAAATTAGATTTTGGAGATTATTCATGTAAATTACCTAAAGGTTCTTTTGAGGGACAGGACAGGGATATTTATTTTACTAGAGATTTTGTTATTGAAAGAAAAGCAAATATAGATGAACTTTGTGGAAATCTTAAAGAGGATGCAGCTAGATTAAAAAAAGAATTAGCACATCTTAATAAGTATAACATTAAGTATCTAATTTACATTGAGGATTTATATTTTGAGGAACATTTAAGAAACGGAGAATTTAGGTCACAATATGATCCAAAAACATTAATGAATAGATTGTATAAAGGTGTTGAGGGAGAATATGACACAGTTATTATTCCTGTAGATAAGCGAATTATGGGAAGTAAAATATACAATAAATTTCAATCATGGGTATATGCATTAATGAAGCATAAAGGTTTTATTTTAGAGAGTGAGGTTGATGAAGTTGAGTAAAAAGTTAAATATAATCGAGGCTATGAAAATGCCTATAGGTACTGAATTTAAAGTTATATTTAAAGATGGTAGCAAATGTAGCCATATAGTGTCATTTGGAAATTGTAAATTTTATCAAGATAAAAATGTTGATGATTCAATTCATGTTTTATTCATAAATGCAACATTCATTCCACTACCAAAGCCAGTAAGTTTTATGGAAGCGTTAGAAAGTGGTAAAAAAGTTAAAGTTAAATGTGAAGGATATCTTGACATTGATAAAAACTATTATTTAATAAGTGAAATATTTAAAAAAATCATAAAAGGTAATGAAGTGTTTGGAGAAAATGAAACTGAAAAAGCAATAAAAAGTTTTATAATTAATGGTCAATGGTATATCAAGGAGGATAATGCTAATGATTAGTATTGAAAAGCAAACAGAGATTTGCAATAAAGCTATAAGGACTTTTGGAGGAAATAATCAAATGATAAAAGCTTGTGAAGAATGTGGAGAATTAATACAAGCTTTAAGTAAGTATGTTCTTAATCAAAATTCAGATGTAGATAATGTATGTGAAGAAATAGCAGATGTAGAGATAATGTGTCAGCAGCTAAGAGAAATATTTAGCTCAATGCAAATAGATGATTGGAAAGCTAAGAAATTCAAAAAACTTGAAGGAGTTGTTTGGTGATGAAAGATTATCTCAATACAACAGAAAGAGAAAACTTAGTAAGAATAGTTCATTTAGCTTCAGACGTTGAAAGAACTATAGAGGGCAATCTATTAAGTAAACAAGAAATAGGTAATCTTAAAAGAGGTACTTCGTTTGTTATAAAAGGAGTTATGAGTGTACTAGATAGAATTAATTCCACATCATTAAAAGCTTTCCAAAGAACTGCTAAAGGTTCCAAAATGACACTTGATGCTTATGGAGATAAAGAAATAATTCTTAAGAGGAGGAAATCTGAATTTGATGCGGCTTATGAAGAAAATGAAGATTACTTTAAATTAGTAGAACTTATCTTTGATAATAGCTGTAAAAACTGTACTAAACAAGGCTGTAATTGTGATATATACAAGGAATTTGAAAAACAAAATATCATTGAAATTGATGGTACAGACAAGTGTACAAACTGTAAATATGCCTTTAAGGAGTGGTTAAAGAATGCTAAGGACAGTTGATGAAATAATAGATGCTGCATTTAAAACAGTAACAGCTAGACTAAATGCAGAAAATAGAGGTAAGGAAAACTATCAAAAGCGAATGAAAAATAAGCAGAAGATTAAAAATAGAGGTTGATTTTAATGGAGAAACAGTTAACTCTTTTAAAGAAAAAATATAATTACAACTTAAATAGAAATAAAAACGCTGAAGAATATTTAAAAACTCATGATCCAGAGGAATGTATAACTAAAAAATTTAAAGGTAAAACTGCATTAGATGGTTTTAATGAGATTGCAGTTGAACTAAGCAAATTAAGAATTGAAATAGAACAGAGAATTTATAGGGATATGACAGCAGAAGAAATATTAAATGGATTTAATTTATAGGAGGTGAAAAAGTATTGAAGGAATTACAAGATATAGACTTAAAGCAACTTGTAGAACAAGAAACAGGAGAAAAATTCAATAGGGAAGGATATATAAAATGTCCTTTCCATTCAGAAAAAACACCTTCTATGAGTGTTAAGTTCATACCTAATGCCAATAAGCAGAGGTATAAGTGTTGGGGTTGTGGTGCTGTAGGTGATGCAATAGACTTCATCATGAATTTTAAAGGAATGGAATATAACGAAGCTAGAGAATATCTAGGTTTAGAAGTTGAAAAGTCACCAGTAGAAGATTTTGAAGAAGCTATTAAAGAATATGTAAGAAATCAAGTTACTAGAGGTAATAAGCAAGGTTATAAGCCTTTAGGAGTATTTACTTTTGTAGATGAAAACAACAAGCCTATTTACTCAAAAGTTAAGTTTCTTAAGCCTGATGGCAAAAAAGAAACACCTTACTATCATATAGAAAATGGACAGGTTATTAATAATCGTGGATATGATGAAGTTCCTTATAATTATTATAATCTATTACAAGGAATAGCTGAGAATAAAACTGTTGTTTTTTCTGAAGGCGAAAAGGATGTTAATACGATAAATAACACTCTTAGTAAAAAAGATTACGTAGCGACAAGTATAAAGGGATTTAAAGACTATGACAAGATTAAAGGCGAGTTTATGAAAATCGCAGTTATAGGAGATACAGGAGAAGCAGGTCAAAAGTATATTGATAACATTAAATACAACTTTATAAAGGTTGCTAGTAGCTTTAAAATCATTAATTTACCAAGCATTAAGGCTATGGGAAATAACATTGATGTAACTGACTGGTTAGAAGCTGGACATACTAAAAAAGAGCTATTACAGGCATTTAAAAGAAGCTTAGATTTAAAAGATAAGAATGAATTACAGCAGGACCAAAAAGGGATATATAAGTTTAAATTTAGTAAAGATGAAGATTCTAAACCCGCAAGAGTATATATTACTGATTTTCAAATTTTAGAAGCAAGTAAAGTTGAGAAAGTAGATGCAGAAGTAGAAGGAATAAGATTAAAAATAAAGAGCTGTATTGATGGAAAAATAGTTGAAAAAGTTGGATCAAGTAAAATATTTGACGATTTAAAAACCTTTAGAAATTTCTTAGGTATGGATTTCAGCTTTATAGGTAGTAAAGTAGGAGAATTAGTTAATTTAAAAGTGTGGATAAATAAGTATTTCGCCATAGATAATAAAGAAATTTATAACGGTGCTAAGTTTATTCCAGTAGAAGATGGATTTCAATTAATTACATCTATTGGCTCAATATCTCCAGTAGGAATTGATTATTCTAAGATTGCTGAAAACACTAAAATATCAGTTTTAGACACAGAAACAATAAAAAAAGATGAACTTAAGGAGCTAATGAAATACTTATTTAAGTTTGTAAGTTACGATAAGGCAATAAGTATCATAGGAAGTGCTATAAGTTTTCTAGAGGTAGGGCATAACATTACAATTGCAGAAAAGTTACATCATCTTTTAATAGTTGGTGAATCAGGAAGTGGTAAAAGTACAATATTAGAAAAAGTTGTTGCTCCATTATTAAACTATCCTGTAGATGAAAAGAAAGCTATGTCAACATCACCATTTGCCATTCAAAAAATGCTTAGTACTGGCAATTATCCAATATTGTTTGATGAATTTAAGCCAAGCATGATGGACAAGTATAAAGTCATGAAATTAAGTGATATTTTCAGAACAGCTTATGACAGATTAACTATTTCTAGAGGTGATAAGAGCTTTAATGTTAAAGAATTCAAGCTTGACAGACCTTTAATAATAGCAGGAGAAGAAAGTTATCCTAATCAAGAAAAAGCTAATATAACACGTTCTTGTATAGTTTATATAAGTAAGAATGAAAGAACTGAACAAAATAGTGAATCCATGTACTGGTTAAGTGACCATGAAGAATTGCTTAAGAAGTTAGGAAAGACACTTATATTAGAAGCTTTAAATTTGCCAATAGATGAATATAAGAATTTAAGAAGTGAATTAAGAGAAATATTTCATCTAAAGGATAGACCACTTAATACAGCAGTTAACATAAGTTGTGGAATTGAATTACTTAACAAAGTGCTTTTAAAATACGATTTAGAGCCTGTACAAGATTACTATAGACATATTGAACAAAATATACGTGAAGAAGTATTAGAGGGTGGAGAAGATACAAGAAGTGTAATAGAACAAATGCTAGTATTGTATAACGAAATGTTGCAAGATAATATTTATTTTTGCAATAGAAACGCTATTAAAAAAGGAGAAATCAAAACAGGAGATTACGGAAAAGTGTATCTAAGAACTCAGCTTGTAATAGATGCAATACACCGCTATATAAAGGAATATCAATCCGCTGATTTAGTACCTTTAAAAATCAGAGATTTTAAAAAGCAAGCTAAAAAAGCAGGTTATATTATTAAAAATAATGCTAAGCAAATTAGAATTGATACTGCTGACAGCGGTATTGCAACTAATGCATGGTTTGATGAATATGATAAGTCAAAATTACAATCTTTAAAATTAAGTGCAATGGTTGAATGTATTGACAATGATTTAGAAGAAGTAGTTAGTGAATTTGAACAGAAAGTTATTAATAATGTATTTCCAATATAGTTCGGAATATGTATATAGTCAGAAGAAAAGTGAGGTAAAAATATGATTAATA